CCAGGCTTCACTGATGCAGCAACCAACCACCGGTGGCGCGCAGCTGCTGCATATGCCTCGTGGTTTGCTACGCACACATGGCGCCATCGATGCTCCAAGCTCTGCCAGGGCCTACCACGGCCCTATGTTGACAGCTCAGCATTCAAACATGCGCCCGCCGGATTCATCGGTCGCGTCCGCGTCAGTCTGCAGTCAGTTGTGAATGCCACAACAGTGTGTCCAATTGTCGTGCACCGCATATTGGACGCTAATGCCACTGAGCCACAACATGTCCTAGCCACACTAATATTGTATGTTGACTCCCTCAGCGCCAAAGGCTACAGCAGGGTTGCGCAGGCAATACTAACACACCCCATAGCACTATGGGACCATGAACACACCACAACCATAGAAGCTATTGCCAGGCAGGCCACACACCTCGAGCCTGACAGACGTGAGGCTAGTGTGGGGCACATTCAGCCTAACCAGGCCCACGTACTTGTTGCGCGTCTCAAAACGATTATGGGCAGAGACCTACGCGGCCATGACATCGACGATGAATTGGCTGAGCGCACAACCGTCACTGCTCCACACGCTTACAGCATCTACGCTCCAGCCAAGTGCGACTGCTGGCACCAAGACCTCTTTGACCACCTCTGCTGCTATGCTGAGATAGCAATAGCTGCGGCACCAAACTCGCCGCAGTCTGCCCAGGATATGTGGGCTACAAGGGCGGTGTGGCTCGGTGTGGGCTCAAGTAGCCTCAAGACGCCACCACCACACATAGCAATGATGCTTGCCAACAACCCCAAGGCCCGACGCACCAAAGCTGTAGTTATCGGCGGTGCTGCCAACAATAAAATACTAGACGCGCTTGTCTCAACGCCTGTGATGATCTGCAGGGCTGCAACGAAGAATGAACCTGGTCTCAAAAGGAGGCCCCTGCGTGCATGCGACGATGATGCCTACCTCGTTGCGGCCTTCGCTTCAAATAGTCTTGAGAAATACCTCTCAATCAATGGGTCAGTGATGCGCCAGACGCCATCTGATGTCGCGGACACTAGCAGGGCAATGGCCCGCTTGCCAACGCTACAACGAGGACACGTGTTGTGCCTCGATTATAGCAGTTTCAACAATACACACACCACTCGCAGTCGCGTTCTGGTCAACATGGCTATAGCGAAAGCCTACATAAAAAGCGGCCACACCGCACAAGCTAAGGCAGCCTTGTGGATGGCTAGGGCACAGCTGAACCACTACATCAGCGGTCGCTTGTCGAACCAGGGGCTTTCTAGTGGGGAACGCGACACTGCAAGAGACAACACAATGCTCCACAATGCCTATATGACATTGGCCTACAAACATATACAGGATGCCAACCCAGACTTCCGCAGACCAGCTATGTGGCAAATGTGCGGCGATGATGAGGTGTGTGTTGGCATAGCATGGGCAGATGCCTTTGACTACATCAACACACTATCAATGCAAGGCCATGGCATACAGCACCGCAAGACAATGCTTGGCGACCACGCTGCCGAGTTCCTCCAATACACAATGTTTGCTGACAGCGGCACAATGCCACAATTGCCACTGGCCCCAAACCTAACAAATTTTGTCTCGGGCTCTTGGTACAAAACTGCTTCCTACGACGAGTGGCAGTATCCACAGCAGGTGGCTGCTGCTGCGGCCAGTTGCGTGCGGCGCGGAGCGCAAGTGGCAGCCATGGCTGCACTGTGCATATCAGCATGCAATTGGCTGTGCCAGAATGCCCCATGGCGCCGGCTGCTGATGGCATCACCATTCTTCGGAGCCAGTGAGATGACCACAAGCCAGACTAAAAATGTTGCGGACGCATGCCGCAAACTCAACAAGCAGTACCCTGCTAAAGCTATTGATGATTATACGAGCTGCATCAGCCGGCGATTTGCTATGGAAGCAGACGAGGCCGTTGTGTGCCGTGACTATGCTATTGAGAGCATGTATTCAAGTGTGGTTTCTGACTGTCGGTTGGCGGAGACTACAGGAGAGCACATTGCTGATCTGCAACGAGTCATACCACCCCTGCCAGTTGAACTCCCGAGCAATGTGAAGGAACAGTGGCTTGGCAGCTATGCTGCTGTGCGCTACGATGAGGCCACATGGATGAGCGTGCAAATTGGACTGCCGCTCAGCCTAGTCAAGAGACTTGGCATAGGCGCTGTGGTTGCGCGGGCCACAAACAACATGCGACGCCATATAGTCCAACAGCTCCCAGGACCCAAACCAAAGTTGACACACACCCAACATGCCCTACTGCCAGGTGCAATTGCACCATACTTCGAC